GTGTCGGGCGGTTTGATGATACCTGGTTTCCATTCGTTCTCGATGCCGCACCGTAATATCCTGATGCCGGAATATCCGGATCTTCTGCCGGCGCGTTAGTGGCGGTATTGACGCCGTTACCGTCTGTCATGAAGGGCACAAAATAAACGCCCTCACTCTCCCTGTTTTTATACCCGCCGTACACGGTGTCGTACTGGGTAGCGTATGTATTTTTCCAGTAATACGTCGTGTCACCACAAATCCACGGCACATCTGCAGCACTGCCACCATGGCACTGCGCGTTAAACACAGTGAGGTCAGCACGAAACTGCTTCAGCATGGCTGTAAACAGCGCAGGTTGCTGTGCGTGGGTGGCGGCGCTCATGTCAAACTCTCCCTGCATCCAGCACACCGCCAGCAACACATTTTTCTGGTTCTTCTGTAATGCAGCTTTGGTGCGCACAATCAGGTCCTGATATAACGGTTTACCCACACCCCAGCGCGCCGAATCCTGGCTGGCCCCCGTGTCCGCACTGAATGTCCCCTCCGCGCCCTGGGTAAATGCCGAACCACCACGACAGCATGGTACCAGCAGGATCCCCGCGTTATTCGGGATATACGGAAGCAGTTTTTTGGCAATATGTAAGCCCTGGCCGACACAGCCGTACTGCCCTTTGCTCAGGTCTGCCTTCGGATGATTCAGCGTACTCATATCCTGCACATCATGCAGGCAGTGGTCGGCCGGAATAATATCGTTATATCTGCAGGCAGCCCCACCCGGCGTCACTGTACTGCGGCGCGCCAGCTGTTTAATGCGCGGATCCGGAGCATCGTATGAATCCGGCAGCGGAAGCCCTTCACCGTAAGCCATGGCATTGGACTGCCCGGCCAGTACGATGACGTAGTACCAATCCGGCTCAGATGAAGGGCCGACCGGTGGCTCTCCTTCAATAGCCACCGCCTGCATCAGTGTGTACGGCGTAATGGCAACTGGTCCGCCGTATGGCTGCCAGCCCTCTTTCAGTTTGTGTGTCAGCTTTTCCGCAAGGTCTGACGGCGACGCCGCCCTGACAACATCATAATGTTTAATCGACATCGAATTTCTCCCGTGTACAGGAACAGAGTTAAAAAGCCGGAACCGGAATCAAATTACGGGATGGCCATCTGCCAGTGGCTGGTCGTAAAAAAAAGGCCACGCCATGCGCAGCCGGAAATAAAGGGATAACGATGATAGTTTGAGAAAAACAGAAACAACACTTTTATGGCAAAGCATGGTGCCGGGTGCCTCCCGGTGAATTCAGTATCAGCACCTGAATCCGCGATTATCCCATATACCTGGTTGCTGATCGCCCCTCCGCACAGGGGGATTCACCATGCAGAAGTGTTTTTAATAAACAGCAAACAAAAAAATCAAGCATTATGCAGGCTGTTTCTTTTTATCACCGGCCACAGCAATACCACAATGCCGCAGACCAGCACCCCATCCGCCAGCACCGACATGATTCTGCTGGTGAAATCCACCATCACCACCAGAAACAGCAGGAGTGCAGCCACAGTCAGGCGCAGTTTTACCGTCACAGGTAATTCTCCAGACGAAGACCCAGAACACCGGCAATCTCTTCCAGCACCTTGCGCTCTTCCGGCTCAATTTCGCCGTCTGCCTCCGCAATGGCCACCGCCACATCCAGCACATCTTCCGCTTCACGCGTATCGTGTTTCACATCCTCAATCTCGCGTAACGCGGCACGACGACCAATTTTAAAATTGGTATCCAGCTGACCGATAATAGTTGCGCTAATCGCATTAATTTCCGAGGTAAACGCAGACAACGCAGGCTGATTACGTAAGACCTGTTCGATCTTCGCTTTCTCGGATGCCTCGCATTCACCATCTGCATAGGCCACTAGGTATGCAGCGTTAATCACCGCCTGTGCCAGATCGCGTTTCTCAAACTTTTTAATTTCCGCTGCCGCTCTGCGGGTTTTCTTTTTGAAGATTCCAAACATCGTGACGTTCCTTTGGGTGGGTGAGCCAGCACTCAGGAATGATCAGCCCATAGAGACAGTCACACCGACCGTTCCCTATGGCTCCCCCCTGAAAGGCTCTGTGATTGAATTGCGCCGAGCGTGGAGCGAAGAATTTCGGACATAAAAAAACCCGCTCAGCGGCGGGCCTTGCTTACTTTGCCATCGCGTACAAAATCAGCAAAATATCAGATTTACATGAAACGTACGCGATTTAATTGATTTTTGCAACATCTCGTCGCAAAAAGGTCGCTTTTTGTTTAGATCTCGTTTTCACAGTGCAAATCAAAGATTTGGTGTCCAGAGCCTTAAAAAGATCGCACATCTCACGCCAGTAGTTCGCATAATTATGGCTCCAGTTATCAGGTTTAATTCCACACAGCCTGGCAAGCTCCTGTCGCTGGTAGCTCTCACGCCCGGTTACCCATCCCCTGACATCCTGCGCCGCCAGCCAGATTAATTTTTTCAGGCGTTCCTGCGTTTTCCCAGCAATTTTTCTGATACCGGATTGAGTATTAAATTCATTCCACGCCCACTGTGTTATCGCGATCTGATATTCCCAACAAATACTCCCGCTGTAACACCACAACAACCAGGCTTTATGATGTTCTTCAAGAGACAGAACAGCCCGCCGCCACGATGATGTCGAAAACTCAACCGGACTGACCAGAGGAATTGATGTCCCCTTCGCCAGCGATTGCTTTCCCGGGATTGGTAGATTATCCCGCGTTATCATTTTTCCGGTCACCTCATCTCTGTACCGGATTTTTTTTCGCCTGTAACGCCCTGTATCGAACATGGCATTCTCCTGCCAGGCTTCAAGCTGACCTTTTGTTGCCTCACTCAAATCAGCGGTGGCGATAATGAGCTGCTCACGCACAAACTGTAAATACTGGTTATTCATGCGCACTCCAGTTCTGTGATTTTTATCCCCAGCCGCCCACCAGAAACGAGCTGACCGCGCACAATATTGATTTCATCAAACTGCTCGTCGTCTATAAGTAGTCCGGCATGCGTAAGCGCATCCAGTGGTGCCTTCAGGATATTGTCCAGGTCGCGGCGGCGCTTATCCGGTGGCTCTGCAATAATCTTTATCGCCAGCCTTCCGGACAGGTTTAATTTCAGCCGCGGCTGGCGAACAATAAGTGCCACATCCCGGCGATAACGCTCACCGGCTTTTGATACAAAATATGTGCTGCCACGGCGTCGCCAGTAAGTGTTCACCGTCGGCGGGTAAGGTAAAACCAAATCTATGAGCATCAGTCACCTCTTTTACCCAAGCACGCCAGTTGCAAAGGCGTGATCAAGAAAACGAAAAATTAACTCAATCTGAGAGCCGTACTTTTTCTCAAACTCCAGCGGGTCTGCATGAAGTTCGTTGTGGTGCTCCCGGCACAACGGTAGCGTGAAAATATCGTGGGCCTTTGTCCCCATTCCCCCCTGACCATGACCAATCAGGTGATGCGGATCGTCAGCAGGCTTACCACAACACGCACACGGCTGTGTCTTTACCCAGCGCGTGTACTTTTCATTAACCCAGCGACGACGTTTTGGGCGTAACATAAAAGACTCCGGCGACTCCGGATCCACTTTCAGCGCCAGCACCTTTTTCGCCTTATCCTGGATGATGCTGGTGGCAGTAACCGAAGGCACAAGGTCACTTTCCCGGGTGACAGACGGCACAACAGGCTTCGGTAATCTCAGTGCCTTACGGGCTGCACTTTCCGGTAAGGCATCCGCCAGGTCATTACGAACCAGCCACCAGCACAGTTCCGGCATTGTCACAACGTGGCTGTCATCAAAACCGAGATCACGACGGACTACGGACAACACCCAGCGGGCACAGTTATCCGTTGCCATTGATTCCAGACGTTCCGTGAACTGATCGCGAAGCAGGTTATCGCAGTGCCAGCACAGACGGATTGCGCCCGGCGCGTGTCGCATTGTGGTCATGTTCTCGCTGTGCCATCCGGAATGAGGCCACTGGCAGCCTTTTTCACGAAGTAACCAGCTCTCAAGGCATTCCACGCCACCAGCACGACGGATCACCGCCTCATGGCGGAACACGGCCCGAACGGCAGGATCATCCGCCAGCGGTTGTGATGCTGCCGGAACGGCACCACTGGCAAAAGATG